GTTTTTTCTGCCAGAGTTTGTATAGTGCAGGAATTAGTTTCTTCTTACAAAGGTCGCCCGTTGCTCCAAAAATAACAATGCCTTTAGTGAGCGGTGCCGTTTCCATCATAGTCGTCCGAGTCGTAGTAGTCATTTTCACCTTTTCGTATCCCGAAATATATCGTGGATAGTATAAACGGTATTGAAATCCAGGCGAGTGCATTACCTAACATCATGTCCTCCAAACATTGCTCTCATACCATTCAAGACTTTGTTCGCAAAGCGTCCAAGTCTTCTGCTTTCAAATCTTGCGTAGAGAGCAGCAGTAATAACAGGGGCTGGAATACCGAGATCCACAGCACTGTGAACAGTCCAACGACCCTCACCACTGTCTGATACTCCCCCATCGAACTTGCTAAGCTCTCGATCGCTGCGTAATACAGTAGCGGTAAGATCGAGTAACCAACTGCCAACCACGCTACCACGACGCCAAAGCTCAGCCACCTCAGCAACGTCAATATCATAGCAATAATCTTTCGGATTTTCCATCGGAGCAACCTCAGCATCGCCCGCTTTAACATAAGCTGCACCAGCATTAGCTTCATGTAGGATATTAAACCCTTCTGCGTATGCTTGCATGATTCCATATTCAACTCCGTTATGGACCATCTTTACGAAATGACCTGCGCCAGGACCTCCGCAACGTAACCAACCTCTTTCAGCAGGTGAGACCCAGCTTGCGTCATCGGTTCTAGGGGCAGCATCGATGCCTGGTGCGAGGGCATCGAAGATAGGACGGCAGACGGATACTGCATGATCTGCACCACCAACCATAAGACAGTATCCACGCTCCAAACCATAAACTCCACCGCTAGTACCGCAGTCAAGATATTGGATGCCCAGTTTAGAAAGACGCTCTGCCCTTTTCCTACTGTCCTTAAAATTGCTATTGCCATGATCAATAATAATATCTCCTTCACGACAAAATTGTAGTAACTCATTGAGTGTCTCCTCTACGGTCTCTGCTGGTACAACCATCATGAAGATGCCAGGTAGATAAACAGTTTCTCCCGACTTTTCTCCATAAATTGATTTTCCTTCATGTATTACTTGAACAAGGCTTTCCACAGAAGTGGTACATCCACTGATATAACCCGCTTCATATTGTTGATTAGCTTTTTCATAGTTGTTTCTGTAACCCCATACTTCGTGACCTGCTGCGATAAGACGACGGGACATACCTTCGCCCATCCGTCCTAGACCAATCATTCCAACTTTCATTTAATAATCTCCATTGCTTTTAGTAGTTCATGACTATGTTGTAATTCATCATTCAAGATCTCAAGGATCTTATCATCGTGACCATTGAGCGCCAAATGTTTAGCATATGTAGTAGCGGCGTGAATCTCTACTTCATAGGACAGATGGTAAGCAGAGCGAGGAGCCACCCAATAATAAACCACGTTGATCCAATAATAGATAAGGACGAGGTGTTTGGCGACAAAGCGATCCACAAAATAAGTGTTACCGCCCCTAGATTCCATATACTCCAGATGTTCTGTTTCATTGACGCTCTGATCGAAGTGTTCTTTCATCAGATAAAGGTGTTCGGGACCACGTAGTCCCATGCTTTCCCTGAAATGCAATACACTCAAAAAAGCAAAATAGGGTGCCCGAGCAATTTCCTCAAGCACCCAGAAACGTGGATAATCTCTCCCTTGATAAAGGAAGTCTAGTATTGCAACAGTGATGTCTAAAACAACAGTGTTGAAGTGTTTCATTCTACATGTACCGTACCGATCATGCCCGCACCTTTGTGAGGACCACACCAGTAAGTGTAGTCACCTGCCTCTGGAAAAGTTACATCGAACTCTTCACCAGGCATCATAGCAAGACCTTCATGAGAAATCTCAGGATGATCTTCTACAACCACATTGTGAGGTGGTAGCATATTATTTACAAAATGGACTGATTCTCCTGCAGCAATAGTGATCTCTGATGGTTCAAATACTAGGTTACCGTCGTAACCCATCTGAACATCAACTGCCCAAGCGGGTGCTGCTAGGAATAGTGTAGCTAGAAATGCGAAAATAAACTTCATTCTTCTGGTGAATATTGATCTTGATAAGTTCTGAGCTTATTGATCAAGTCATCATATTGTTCCCACATGTATTCACTACCTGTCTTCTCTTGATAGAGTTGGCAAGCAATGATTAGACGTGTGATATCGCTGTCGTTGAGACGCATTTTCATATCAAAACTCATAACTAATTATAGGTTCACTAAGTAATTATTCAGGTTCTTTACAATGTTTTCACAGTTATGTCAGCAATTCCACGCACGTAGTGATTTGTTGATTCTGCTATCGGGATCTTTTGCAGTTTTTGAAGAGGTTAGTTTCTTCTTCATCCCTTTCATTCGAGCGCAAAACGATGCGCGACGGGGATTTCCAACCTTCTTGCTTGGTGCCTTAAGGTCGCTTCCAGGATTTTCTCTTTCGTAAGATTTACGTCCTTTCTCGTTAAGACCTCCAGACTTTTTTTGACCCTCTTTTCTGGTCCATGCTGCTTCATCGAGCTCTGTTTCTTCGCGTTTTACAGAGCGGATCGGCACCGAGAATCTATCCCACGCTTTTTCACCGTAGGAACATTCTTCTCTAGTTTCTGGTTTCTGACAAAGTTTGCAGTAGCGTTTCTCTTCTTTCTCTTCTGCTTCTGCTAATTCAAATTCTTCTTTCTTCGCGGTTCTCGCTGCCTTTTTGAAAGCATCCTTTGCGGGGTAGTCCTTACTACCAGGCTTCGCAGGTGCCTCCCCACGCTTCCGCTTAGCGTGGATGTTAGCATATAATCCACGCTTTGCTTCGCAAAGTTCTTTTAATTCTCTAAAGTCTCTCATGGGAATATACTAACGTATATTCTATTTATCGTTTTCCACCACCCATTTGCTTAAGCATCTTCTGTAGCTCCGCAGTGCTACCAACAAACATAGCGTTGTTGGTGACCTTGGTTGGACCTTTCTTTTCCTCGTCAAGATCCTTCATCTTCTTATGGAGATCCTGTAGTTTCTCAGTCATGTCTGCAACGTGCTTCATTGCCGCTACAGCGACTTCATACGCTCTTGGGTGCCCTGACTCCTGAGCGACCTCTAAGGCACCTCTAACCGCCTCCTGACCCTGATCTATGAGGGAGTAGAGCTCTCCTCTCGTATATTCATAGTCTTTTGTGCGGTCATCCTTATCAATTTTAGTTGGAACTGGTTTAGATGGTTTGCTTTCCTCAACAACTTCAGCACTGATGTTGAGCATCTCTTCCATGTTTTCTTCTAAGCTACTCATAAGAATTCAATTCCTTCATTAAATCCAAAGTCATCACCAGCATCTAGCAGAACTGTATCTGCTTCATCAACGACACCATCATCATTGATATCTGTGGTTGCTTTGGGTGTGTATGTTCTCGTAATAGTTCTACGATTGACTGCTTTGTTGCCAAGAGTTTCGTGAATAATTGCTTTCTTGATAACGTCAGAAGTGTTGTATGGACCGTAGAGATAAGACTTCATCGTGAAGTTTAAGGTATAGATGATATATCTACGCTCATAGAAACTGTCATCCCACTCATCTTCATAACTAACATTATTTAAAACAATAGCAACATCACGTTTCTCATTCATGTCAGGAATCATGTTGAGAGTGATGCTGAAAGATGGTTGGAAGTATGGTAAAATTTGTTCGGTAATTTGTAGTGCATCATCCTGAGACTTTGCAATAACTCCTAGTTCAAAACTTAGATTATAAGGAACAGGAACATATTGCACTCTGACTTCGCCACCATTACCATCAATGATAGTTTTGTATTTTTGAATTGGTGATGTCTTACGGGTAGGATCGTAATCAATGCCTGTCATCTCAAAATAGAGACGTGGTAAAGTAATTGCTACCTTTCTGTTCGTATTATTCTCTTCAAGACGAACCAGGAATTTTTGCTTAGGTCCATATGCTAATGGCACCTTTTGTTCTTCTAAGACAGTTCCATCACTAGGATCTGTGCTCTTCATTGTAATATTATTGAAGAGCGTACCAAACGCTACAATGTTCTTTCGAACAATCTGGTTATAAAAATGCGAACCTAACATTAGATACTACCTGTAAAATTACCAAACTCACCAAATGGATTAGACTCTGACCAATCCACGATATTATCAGCTTCATCTTCGATCTGTCTATTTTGATCGTAGTTGCTGTTCACATTATTTAGAGTGTCAAATGTCTCGGGAGACCACTTAGCACCTGAAGTTAGACCAGTAATTACTTCAGCAGTGGTGAAGGTTCCTGTTCTGTTGATGACTTGGAGAGCTCTGGTTGTGCTATCCCAGGACTTGACTTCTGCTCTGTTATCTTTTGGTGAGTAATCAATGACGACAGTAGGTGCAGTAGTATAACCTGACCCACCGCTAGTGATAGTAATACCATTAACAATGCCTGTGCTACTAACCGTAGCGGTTGCAGTTGCTCCACTTCCTCCACCTCCAGAAATAGTTACTGATGGTGGCGTTGCAACTTTATAGTGTGCTCCACCATCTGTAATAGTTATGCTGGTAACAGCATCACCTGTAATAGTTGATGTTGCTTTTGCTAGGAATTCATCACCAACAATTTCTTCACCTACAGTGAAGTCTCCTGTTCCACCAGGATCCATAAAGAGTTTGATAGCATTGTCGAATAGTTGTTCTACCGCATCAATCTCTGCAACACCAGTGTCAAAGTCATCACTGCCGATCTCATAGATCTCAGCGGTGATAGCATAGAACTGGATCTTACCAAACTGGAAGAATGGTTCTTCCTTGCCAACGAACTTGATTTCGTAGATGTCTTGTGTCAATGGGAAGTACAGTAGATCCCCTTCATTGGGTCTGCTATCTACTGTGAGATTTGGACTATGCTCTGCTACTTCTTGATCCCATCTTCTGCTAGAAACACGGAAGATAATTTCGTCTGTAATCCTTAGACCGAACTTGGAGATGAACTCTGCATTGTCACCAAAACCCGTGACGTTCTGCAGTAGCATTTCGATCTGGAATTGCTCTTGATACTTAGTGTATCTGACTTCATCCAGAGTGCTGTCTTGCAGAACTACCTTAGGGATATAGTATATGTCTGTACCAAACAGTTTGATTTGCTCATCCACAA